ATGACTGACCTGCAAAACACAGCCCCCGAGAATAATCTTGGGGCTGTGATCAGCCCCGGCTTGCCTGATGACCAGCGCCGGCTGATCGACCTCGACGATGATATCGCCAAGATCCGCACGCAGATCGCAACCGCCGATCTGGCACGCCAGCGCGGCCACAAGCCCATTGATCCTGACTGGTTTCACCGAGCCCGCACCGCGCTGCGCCACCTGTGCCGTGAACGGGCGGAACTGCTTGCCAAAGGCACCGGCCGTCGTCGCCGCGAAAAGCTGAAAGACGCTTTGATTGGGGTGCTGCGTGAGCGCCATGACCCCGAGACCTGGAACGTCATTCTTTCCGAGGCCCAAGCCCGCAGTGAACGGGAGGGCTTGTGATGGCTGATCTTCCCGCACCACCCACGCCGACGCTGACGGCGATTTATGCTGATTATGAGGCCCGCCAGGGCGATGGCTTCCGCGATCATCTTGGCGCGTCGATCATCGGTAAATCCTGCGCCCGTGCACTCTGGTATGATTTCCGGTGGGTGACACCGTCACGCTTTTCCGGCCGTCTGCTGCGCTTGTTCGAGACAGGGCAACAGGAAGAGGACCGGATGGTCCGCAACCTGCGCGCCACAGGGGCGACCGTACTGGAGGTCGATCCAGAGACAGGGCGGCAAATCCGCGTCGAGGCCCATGGCGGTCATTTCGGCGGATCGCTGGATGGCGTAGCAATAGGCATCCTTGAGGCCCCAAAAACCTGGCATGTGTTGGAGTTCAAGACCCATGGGGTCAAGAGCTTTGCCGACCTGACTGCCAAGGGCGTGGTGCTGGCAAAACCCCAGCACGCCGCGCAGATGCAGATCTATATGCACCTGACCGGTATCACCCGCGCGCTCTACATGGCTGTCTGCAAGAACACGGACGCGCTGCATATCGAGCGGATCGAGGCCGACAGCGCCATGGCCGAACGTCTGCTCGAAAAGGCCGGTCGGGTCATCTTTGCCCAGCATCCGCCCCCGCGGATCAGTGAGGACCCGGCCTGGTTTGAATGCCGGTTCTGCGATCACCATGCTGCTTGCCACGAGGGAGTTGCAGCCGCCGTGACCTGCCGATCCTGCCTACACGCCACGCCGGTCGAAGGCGGATGGCACTGCGCTCGCCATGATCGAATGCTGGCGCCTGCAGAACAGCGCGCCGCCTGCGGCAAACATCTCTTCATCCCCGATCTCGTGCCGGGTGAGGTCATCGATGCGGGCGACGACATCGTCAACTACCGCATGGCCGATGGCTCCGCCTGGTCAAATGACGCCCGTACCACGGAGGCCACACCATGCTGACCCTGCGCCCATATCAACAGGCCGCGATCGCTTCGATCTACGCCTATTTTCAGAACAACAAAGGCAATCCTTTGGTAGTTCTACCAACAGCGGCCGGAAAATCTTTGGTGGCTGCCGCCTTCATCGAGGGCGTGCTGAAAGCCTGGCCGGATCAGCGCATTCTGATCGTGACCCATGTGCGCGAGTTGATCGCGCAGAACCATGCTGAAATGATCGGGCTCTGGCCCGAGGCACCCGCAGGCATCTATTCGGCGGGGCTTGGCAAGCGCGAGGCGCAAGCGCGCATCTTGTTTGCCGGCATCCAGTCGATCCATCGCCGCGCGCACGAAATCGGCCACACCGATCTGGTCCTAATCGATGAGGCCCATCTCATCCCCGGCAATTCCAGCACGATGTATCGGCGTTTCCTTGATGCACTGAGTGCGATCAACCCGGCGCTGAAGGTGATCGGTCTCACCGCCACGCCGTTCCGGACGGATAGCGGCATGCTTCATGAAGGCAAATCGGCGCTCTTCACCGATATTGCTTTTGAAGCTCCGGTGCGCGAGCTGATCGATCAGGGCTATCTCAGCCCTCTGGTCTCAAAACAGCCCGCCACCCAGCTTGATGTCTCAAAAGTCGGCACCCGGGCGGGTGACTTTATTGCCCGCGATCTCGCGGCCGCAGTCGATCAGGACGCCATCACCCGCGCGGCGGTCACCGAGATCATCGACTACGGCAAGGATCGCAAATCTTGGCTGGCCTTCTGCTCGGGCGTGGATCACGCGCGCCATGTTGCGGAGGAATTCCAGCGCCGTGGCATCACTTGCCGCACGATTTTCGGGGATACACCAAAGGACGAGCGCGATGCCATTATCGCCGCCTTTAAGCGCGGCAACATTCGTGCGCTGGCGTCCATGGGCGTGCTGACCACCGGCTTCAACGCGCCGGGCGTCGATCTGATTGCACTCCTGCGCCCCACCAAATCCGCCGGACTGTATGTTCAGATGGTGGGCCGCGGCACAAGGCTGGCGCCGGGCAAGGAAAACTGCCTTGTTCTGGATTTCGCGGGTAATGTTCGCCGCCATGGGCCGATTGATCTGGTCCGGCCCAAACGCCCTGGCGAGGGTGGCGGGGGCGAGGCACCCACAAAGGTCTGCCCCATGTGCGAGAGCATCGTCGCGCTCTCTGCCACTGAATGCCCGGATTGCGGGTACGAATTTCCGGCCCGTGAGGTGAAGATCGCCCCGACCGCCGCTGCCCTGCCAGTTTTGTCGCCAAAAGCGCCACAATGGCTGCCGGTCCATGGCGTCTACTACAGTCGGCACGACAAGCTGGGTGGGCAGCCCTCGCTGAAGGTCACCTATAGCTCTGGGCTCACGTCCTACAGCGAATGGGTCTGTATCGAGCATCAGGGCTATGCGCGCCAAAAGGCTGCGGACTGGTGGCGCAAGCGCGCGCCGGGTCTGCCCGTGCCGCTCAGCGTCGATGAGGCCATCCTTCAGGCGGGTGAACTCGTACGCCCCAGCGCGATCTCGGTCCGTCCCTCGGGCCGCTATTTTGAAATCACCGGTTACAGGTTCTCCCCATGCGACAAACCCACACCGGCCTCTGCGCCGTCTGCCACCGGCAACCTCGCGGCTTTGGTTGGTTCGACGCGGACTATCGCCGAACCGACCCGCGGCGCGACGCAAGCCGCAAGCACCTCTGCTCCCGCACCTGCCAGGACATCTGTCACGGGAGGAAGGGCATGATCGATCCTACCCCAAACGAGAGTGAGGCGATGACTGTCGGCGGCCAACAGGGCGGCGAATACCTTGAAAGTATCGGCAAGACCGATCTCGCCACGCTGACCGAGACCGAATGGGACTGCTTTCTCGATGCGGTCGTCACCGGCTATTGCGACCACCTGCGCGAGCTTGCGGGCAAAGACCGCACGCGGCTCGACGCCATGACCCCCGAGGTGCCCTTCTGATGGCTGTTACATCCAACATGGCGCGATTTGGCGCGCGGCTGGTCACCAATGGTTATGCCATTCTGCCAATCGGCCCGGGCACCAAAAAGCCCGGCCAGTTCAAGCGCGGGGCATGGGCGGATTATCCGGAATGGAACCGGCATGCAGAACGTCCGACAACCGAGGTCGAAATCGCAACCTGGTCTGCATGGCCCGATTGCGGCATCGGGATCGTGGGCGGTGCTGTTGCTGCCGTCGATATTGACATCGTGGAGGATGCCGAGCTTGCCCTACGGATTGAGCAGCTGGCGCGGGACAAACTGGGTGACACCCCCGCGCTGCGGATCGGTAAAGCCCCAAAACGCATGCTGATTTACCGCACGGCTGAACCCTTCCGGGGCATCAAGCACCATCCGCTGGAAGTGCTCTGCCTCGGCCAGCAGTTTGTGGCCTATGCCACCCATCCGGACACCGGCGCGCCCTATGCCTGGCCGGATGAGGGCTTGGCCGACCTTGATATCGCTGATCTGCCGGAAATCACCGTGGAGGCTGCGGCGGGGTTTCTGGAGGAGGCCTATGCGCTGCTGCCCGAGGCCCTGCGGCAGCGCGGGCTGAGGGTCGTGTCGTCTACTGCCGAGCATCTGCGCAGCCACAGCCAGATTGGCACCTTGCCCGCGATCGAGGCAGCGCTCGCATGGCTGCCCAATGCCGAGCTGGATTATGACAGCTGGATGCGCATCGGCATGGCGCTAAAAGGTGCGCTTGGCGAGGCTGGCGGTGATCTCTTCGCTGACTGGTCGGCACAAGCAGCAAAGGACGTATCTGCAACGACCGCGAAGGCCTGGGCCAGCTTCAAGCCCGACCGGATCGGCGCAGGCACGATCTACCACCTCGCGATGGAGCACGGCTGGCAGCCTGGGGGGGATCTGCGGCTGGATGGCAGCGTTGATCCAGAGGTGACCCATCCGGCGGCGGGGCTGTTGTCGAGGCTGGGAGGACATTCCGAGGGTGATGAGGAACCAACGGTCACCTCGCCATTCACGCTAATCATGCCCGATGGATTGGTGGGGGATCTGACCGACTACATGTTATCGACGGCCCGGCGTCCGCAGCCACTTTTGTCGCTTGGCGCCAGCTTGTGTGCCATCGGCGCGCTGATGGGGCGGCAATACCGCACGACAAGCAATCTGCGCTCAAACCTCTATGTCGTGGGCATCGCAGACAGCGGATCGGGCAAGAACCACGCCCGCGAAATCATCAACGAGACGTTCTTCGAGGCAGGCTTGGCCCATCACCTCGGCGGCAACAAGATCGCCTCCGGTGCGGGTCTGCTCACCGCGCTGCACCGCCAGCCTGCGATCCTGTTTCAGATCGACGAATTCGGCATGTTCCTCGCAGCAGCGGCTGACCGCAAACGCAGTCCGCGGCACATCACTGAGATCCTCGACAACATGACCGAGCTTTATACGTCGGCAGGTGGCATCTTTCTCGGTGCGGAATACGCCAACCGGGATGGCACGAACGAGCGGCGTGATATCAATCAGCCCTGCCTTTGCGTCTATGGCACCACGACGCCATTGCACTTCTGGGGCGCATTGCAGGGCGCAAACGTCGTCGATGGCTCGCTTGCGCGTTTCCTGATCCTGCCAAGCGATGACGATTACCCAGATGAGAATATCGCGGTCGGCATCAGGCAGGCCCCGCCAGCGTTGATCAGAGGCCTGAAGCGCGTCGCAGCAGGGGGCGGTGGTCACAAGGGCAACCTGACAGGTAAAACCTCTGGCCAGAACACTGCTGTAAACCCTGCCATCGTGCCAATGACCGAGGAGGCTCGGGCAAGGTTCAAGGCGCTGAGTGTCGAGTTGACGGGGGAGTTGCGGGCAGCTGCTGGCACAGCATGTACGGCCATCCTGGCGCGGATTGGTGAAAATGCTTGTCTTATGACTTTGGGAGCTTTTGTGCGAAACAAGAGCCACAGACCAGCATTTAAAAATGCTGGTCTGTGGTGGTGGTTGGATCGTAACATGCTTGGTCTTTGA